CTTGATATTCTGAATCTGCTAATTGAGAATCTCTTAATCTTTTTCTGTAAGAATCGTTAGGCTCTTCGTATATAAAAGGAGGTTTAAACTCATTATTATACACAGATTTTATTTCACAATTTGGCCCTGCAATAGTAAGTCTTTCTCCTAATATATCATACCTTAATCTAGACACTGTTCGAGAGTTTGATCCTCCTAAAACTTTTGCAGAATTCCAGCTATGAGTGGCTCCATGAGCATGCCCCCATTCATGTATAATTGTTTCAGGAAAAACCCATACATTTCCTTTTATAGTTTTAGTTCCATAAGCTGAAGTTTGAAGTGAAGAGTGCCTATTATCTGGGTTGTAAGCAGAACAACTATAGTTATATCCAAGTTCATTAAAAATAGTAGCTCCATTAAGATTGTATAAATCTATGTCAGTTTCAGCGATCCATGCAGGGTCTATAGTTTGAATAGGTACGTTAAGAGGTTTAGTATTACTGTAAATAGCTTTTTGAATATGATTTAATTTTTGAAAAAATTCTGCATTCCATGCATTCATATCCCAATAAACATATCCTGGTGTACCTTGATTAAAATAAAAATAGTCACAACTAAGGTATAGTCCCATCAGATTATAGCTTTGACTAGTAATTTGATCTTGCATAAAATTTCTTAAATCATTTGCATCTACTTCACAGCCTGAGCTTGCAGGAAAAAGAGTTGCTAAATACTCTTTTCGTAATCTTTTTGGAAAAAAGAATTTAACGTTAGGATGCAATTCTCTAACAGAGTAATGCGGAACATACTCATCAATAAAAGTATTAGTTTCTTCGTCAAAAATTTTAGCTCCTGTATAATACCCAAGCTTAGAAGGATCAGTATAATGGCGTATATGTTTCTGCCCCAAACTGGTAAATTTAATATTTTCACTATTTAAACTTTGACTATTAGTTTGCACAGATAAAGAATATACAGTTTCTTCCGCAGTGTTTTGAAAATAATCATTAACTTTTTGAAAAGCCGTTTTAATAGGCACGTATGGATTTGTTTCGTCTTGAAGGGTTGCATGCTGATAGCCAGTACCATATAAATTATAATCATCGTCTAACACATAATTATAATGTTGAATAATTACAGGTATATAAACAGTGGGGCAGCTACCATCTGCGCAAGACTCAGCAGTATTTCTTGAAGAAACAAAATTTTGTAAATATTTATTAGCTATATCAAAAACTCTTTGTGTAATTTCATTTTTTGATTCAGGCGTATCTACTTGTATTATGCACTCAGGTGCAATAATATTTTCTGTATTATTTATACTTACATTAGTATTAAACTCTGGAGAAGACGCTGTATAAAGTTTTTTTGCCATTATATAAACTCGTTAGTTATATTTTTAATACTGCTTACATTACTAGAATATTCTTCTAAATTGTTTTTAGAAGCATTAGTTATAACACTAAAATTTCTAGGAGCAACATTAGAAGTTTCTTCCTCACAAACATTCTCTAATATTATGTGGTTATTATTTATATAAGGAGATGTGGTTAAAGTATGTAAAACGCCTGCACTTATACCAGAAACTACACCCTCTTCACTTTCTTCAAAGTAAAGCATTCCTATATTAGCTCGCATTCTTTTTATTTGAAGAGGGCTAAACTGTTTAGTAAATGCTTCAGAAGAAGGAATAAAATTATTCATAATATTACTTTCTGCAGTAACAGAATTAAAACAAGAAACTCCTATCCCCTCTGGAACATTAGTTAAATCTAAAGGATTGTAAATTTGAGTAGGGTCTGTATCAGAAACACAATCTCCACAATAATCTTTACCTTTAAATCTAGTATACACACAATTAGTGTTGCAAGAAGAATTAAAATAAGGATTTTCTTCTCTTAAACTTAAATAATTATTTAAAAAATTATTAGTGCTAGCTAACCCTAGTAAATGTCCTAAACTTTTTGCTAATATAAAAGATTTATTATAAGAAGAGCTGTAGTAATTAGGAGTAGTGTTACTTATACTTATAGCTTGAGAAAGTTTAGAATTTATTTTAAATTCTGGATTAGAGTAATATCTATAACCATATCCAGTTTCAGCATCACTTTTAAAAGGATTTCCTAAAGCATAAAAAGGCATTACAATATTAAATCCAGAATCTTTATCAGAATCAAAAATATAAGGATTTGAAGACATTGTAATAGCATTAATGTTAGGTGCAAAACTATTTATTAAAAATATATTTATTACTTTTTTTGGGTCATACCCATAAGTATTTATTATTTCTTGCATAGGAATTCCACCTAAACAACTTGTGTTGTTGTTATTTTTAAAATTTGGAGTAATAGCTACTCCAAACTTTTTATAATCATAATTAGTAATTCTTCCAACACATTCTACAGAAGATGAAAGTGTAGAGGCATCAATGTAATTAATACCTGGTATAGCTAAAGGAGTTCTTGCAGATAAATCATCTTGCAATAAACAAAAACTAATACCGCTACCACTAAAAGAATTGTTAATATCTTTGAGAACTTCATTAGCATTAAATTGTATATCTTCTATTTCAGCGGAAGGCCTAACTAAATTTATATCATCAACTACTAAATGAAAAACAATAGGAAGAACTATATCACCCAAAATAACTGAGCTAGGTAAAAATAAACTATCTGCTGTTATGGCAGCTTGGATAAAATTTTCATAAGCCTCTAAGTCTATACTTTTATTAGAAGCAAATTTTAAATTTAAATCCCAACCATCAAGCACTAAAGGTTCAATAGCATCTTGTTGTATAGAACTCTCTAAAGACATATTATTTATTTATTTTTAATGAGTTTAATAAACTTTTAGCTAAAAGAGCTTTCTCTATATCAGCTTCATCACAATCTTCACACCCCAAGTTAATAATTCCCATCATCTTATTAACTGCTAATGTAGAGCTACAAAGATTTTTAAAAGGAATTATAAATTCTTGAGAATAATAAGTTGTAGGAGAGTTAATATTTACAACAACATCGTAAAGAGTGTCTTCTAAAACTTCTTGAATAGGATCATAACTTTCTGGTATAGCAGCAGTGTTTGCAATAGCAGTGGATATTTCATAAGAAGGTACAGAGATTTTAAAACCTCTATAAGTATCTTCTGCAGGATATTTTACTGTGCTTTCAAAGTTAGGCAAATCTATAGAGGTAGTATATTGCTGCTCTTCTACAAAATGATATATTCTTAAATACGCTTGAAGGTTGTAATTTCCTCTATTACCAGTGATGTTAAAATCTCCCCATCCTCCTGGATTACTTTCTTCATTATAAATTCCAGTTATATCCTCTATAACTAAATGTTTACAATCTTCAGTTGTTCTTATATCAAGTTTTAAATCTAAAGCCATTTGTAGGTATTAAAAAAGGGCAGACAGATTAGCTGCCTGCCCTTTGATTATATAAAAATTAAACTACGCTTCGTTGAAGAAAGGTGAGTCACCAAATCCAAAAACATCATTAGCCATAACACCATCTGCAGCTGCAACACCATCAGGCAATGCAATAACTACAGAAACTTTACCAGCCCCTGAACCTGCAACTGCATGTTTAGGATCAGCTAAATCAAATTGCATTTCTAATACATCATAGAAATCATCTTTGTCTGCTACTAAAGTAATTAAATCTTGGTTACTTACCATAACACCATGACGATAAGGAGCACCTGCTGAACCTTGAGTAAACCACTCTAGTTCTGCGATCTTGTGTCCTTGACCATCAGCTGAAACTGCAGAAGTATCTGCAATAGCAGTAGTATCACCCCAGCCATCTAAAGTTACATCAAAAGTAATTTGATCATATTTAATTAAACCTAATTTCCAATCTTGAGCTATACCTGTAATTTTAAGCCCCCAGTTACCTGCAGCTGCGTTAGCCGCAGAAATTTCTCCACAAGAAGCATCAGCTAATGCTGCAGTAGTAGCGCCTTGGTAAGGTTGATCTAAAGTAGCTGTTTGACCAGAAATAGAAACTACTTTGTAAGCAACTCCATCTAGTTTTAAGTAACCGCCTACAATAGCAGCACCACCATCATCAACATCTGTTACTGCAGTAACTTGTTTACTACCATTAACAACATTAAATGTTCCTGAAGTAGCAGCAGTAACAGTAGAATCTGTAACACGTTCAACTTTTACAGAAGCACGATGTCTACCTGAAGCTTTTCCTGAGAATTTTTCACTTTTAGACATCACTTGCGCTAAGTAATCTACAATCTCTACTTGAGTAGCATTTGCATCTGACACATATTCGAAGAAATGTAAATCTGATTGCTTAGAGAACATATCTACATTATTCTTAAAGTTAACACGAACAGTGTAACGATTAGAGTTAAGTGCTTGTATAGAACCTGTAGTTCCATTTGAGCCAAATACAGAAGATTGTTCTGTAGTAGTAGCGTCAGTTGCTTTACCAGTTGCTTTAATTAAGTTATTCCACGCTAATAAAGGAGTAGATCGTACATTACCATCTGCATCTTTTTGTGAAATTTTAAATAAATCACCAGCTGCTAAAACGCCTGAAGCTGTACCATCTTCGTGAACTGTATGGATTTCATTTGTAGCTGCAGCAGCAGTGGCCTTATCGTGACCAAAAGCTCCTGTTGTAGGGCCTACAAATACATATAAATTATTATCTTGTTTAAACATTTGTTTTCTTTTTTAAAAATTAATTAATTATGCTGCTCTTAATATCATAATGAGCTCACCTACTGCTGGAGTAATATCTGAAGTTCCATCAGCTCCTGCTGACACATCAAACCTAGAAGCTACTGCTTCATCTGCTGATATAAGTACTACAATGTCTCCTGCTTTTAATTTTGCAAAATCTGTAGTAGCACTTGCCGCTGTAGCTGTTTTAACTTCTACAATTACATATCCACCAGTATTATCATCATCTATTAATAGATTAACAGCATCCACAATTTTATTGTGGTCTTGAACTGTAACTAAAGCATTGTTAAGTGCTCCACCTACATTGTTACGAGGGCCTACATTAGCTCTCGTTACTTTTTGTAATTTATCTGCCATTTTATTTATTCTATTTCGTTAAGTTCTATTTTACTTGACTGGTATCGTGGACTCTCTATACCTTCTAGAGCTTCTACAACAGCCATTCTAATAATCTCTCTGTGCGTGTGATCAGGTAATATACAATTTTGGTCCGATGCTATTTGAAGAGGTTCTTTTAAATATCTTAAATAATATAAAGATATTTTTTGATCTTCTCCATGAACTAACTCACAAATATTACCATTATCTCCAAACCCTAATCTATACACAGTATTTTTATGAGGTTTGTTAAAAGGATCATCTATTATTTTATTATAGCGATCATGAGTTATTGGTTTAACACTAACTCTTTTAGAAGAACCAACTTTAGTATTATATAAAATAGCCTCTTCATTTATAGCATGCCTGTAATTATCAGGTAAATTAAAATGCTGGGAGTTAGGTTTAGCGTTTATAGGATTATCAATTGCATTAAGATTACTTTGAACTATTAAAGTTCTTAAATCATCTCTACGTTTTTGATCTTCTTCAAAACTAGTACGTCTAGGGTTGTTTCCAAATGCACGTTTAGTTACAAATTTATCCTGAGCTATATTCAACAGTCTATCTATCTCTGTTTCTAAAAACAAAGGGTTAGATGCTGAATCTATTTTGTCCATTAAAAATTTAAACTCTGTATGCATTGAAGCTCTGTCCATACTATTTTGCTATAGCCAATTTACCTTTTAAATCTAAATACACTTCCTGATTATCAGGATTTTGTAAATACTCAATTGTTTGCTCAAGTGTATACCCTACAGTATCTCCACCAGGAAGTTGGTATTTAGTACCATTTTTTACAAGAACTCTTGACGATATACAATCATCAATAAAAGCTCTCATTGCAAATGTTGGATCTTCTACAGTAGTTAAGAAGTTCTGTGGATCATCTGTTACAATTTTATCCAGTTGTGATTCAACAAAGTCTACAGACGCATCGTCTCCAACTCGTTTACCCATAACTTTAAGAACATCTTTCATTTCTGTAGTACTCATCCCACTAAACACTTTGTAAGCTTTACGCTTAAGTTTAGATTTTCTGTTTACTACTTTAGCTTCTTGCTCATCTGAAGTCATTATATACTCTGCAAATGGAGAATCAAATCTTTCCATTTCTGAGTTAGCAACTCTTTGATGAGCTTTTAAAACTAAAAATTTTAATTCATCTTCTGGGAGTGCGAGATCAAGTATAAGACCTTCTTTAGGCACATCTACTTTAAACATAGTCCAATAATCTTTATTGTACTTAGACAATGTTCCAGGGGACATGTGCATTATCTTTTCAAGTCTCTTCTCGTCTTCCTCAGTTAAGCCAGTTTTAAGTACTCCTGAACCTCTTGTAGCTTGAACAGTTAAACGTTCAAAGCATTTAGAATAACGGATGCTCCCGTCGTGATCGTCGGGAAGCCATCCATTTTTCTTTATAGGTTTTAGAGTAACCTTCTCTGGTCTAGTATTTATAACAACACTTTCTTTCTTCACTTCAGCTTTCTGTTTTGCAACTTTTGCCATCTTTTTCTTCTTTCGTGTTTATATTAATTTACTTGTTATCTATCAGACAGTTGATGAATAGATCAACTCAGCGCAAGACATTGGGTTTGCAATAAGCACACCTTGTTGAGCTTGAGCAAATAATTGGTATCCATCTACTGCTGATGCAGAGCCTTTACTAAAGTTAGTGTTTGGACCTAGTGGAGAAGTAGAACCAGCTACGTGCCACATTAATTCCTTACGTCCTTTAGGATATACTCTACGGATATTCTTTTCTCCGCCTGAAGTACCCATGTTAAGGATAGTGTAACGGTAAGACTCAGTGTATCCACCTTTTGGATGCGGCACACGGTTACGTACTTCGTCATCATACATTGGTAAGTGAACTAGAGTAAACTTGATACCTTGTGGTCCCATGTACTCTCTGTACTGTCCTCTGAATCCTAGGTTTTGTCCTTCACCAGAAATTCTTTTAGAATCTAATGGTTGGAAACGAGCAGCGTGGTTTTCAAGAGCTCTATGGAATTGTACCATACCTCTTTCACCTGTAAACGCTACAAAGTTACGTTGGTCTTCTGGAAGAATGTTAATTGATAAGTTCAATAATACATCTTCTAAATAATCAATTGTAAAGTCTGTATAGTGGAACTTGTAAGATGGAGAGATTTGCTCACGTAAACCTGCACCTTCGATGATTGGAGTACCTGAAGCACCCATAACATTGTAAGTACCATTAGCTTGCTTGTTAGCTTTAGAGAACCAAAGCATACGCTCTTTTTCTTTCATCCACTGACACATGAATTCGTATTCAGCATACTGAGTCCAAATCTTAGTAGATTTGTTAGACTTAGGGTCCATCATCTCAATAACTAAAGGACGTTGGTGCATGTTTCCAGGAATAGTGTAAGTCTTAGATAAGAAAGACATTGCATTACGCATTTTGAACGGAGAAGTATAGCTTGTTTCACCATAAGTTCTGTTCAATGTTCTTTCTTGTGGAGAGTATTCTTTACTCGCCTTAGATCCTGCAGCTAACAATGAAGGAGCTACAAAGTCTGCAGCATCTGCTGCCATAATCATACATGGATAAACCCAAGATGTACCAGACATGTAAGGCTCACGCATAACACGTACAGCAGTTTCACCATCATCTAATACTAGTTTATCTGTAACTGCAAAATACTTTTCTGCAAATTCGATAAGAATTTCTGATCCGTATTGGCCAGGAGTTCCTGCATAAGAAGCAGCAGTGTATCCTGTAATAGAGATAGCTTTTTCATCATCTCCTTTTAGGTACCATTCGTAATCATTATCATCTGGAAGTTCTTGATCTCCTCCACCAATTGATAAAAAGTAATCTAAACCAGCGTATTGGTTTAAACCAAAAACTCTACTAATAATATTTGATACTAGTGTAGGCTCTTGTGCAAATACGCTTCCTAAGTGGTTCTCAGTTGTAAGACCAGACCAGCTTTTAGGAGCATACATTTGTAATGAACTAATTGTGTTTGCCATTTTTAATTAATTTAATTGTTACTTGTTGTTTATAAATAAATAGCTCCTATCGCAGAGACTTTCTCATAGTGTCAAAATTAACAGCTTTAGAGGTACCTCTACTTGGTCTGGAACCAGTTTTTTTCGTACTCTTTATAGCGGCTGCCAACTTCCTAGTTGATTTAGTTGTTGACTGACGCTCAAACGCTGAAAAATCCCACTTTAGGACTGTCGCTAAATATGCTATTTTTAAATCAAACTCAGGATCTTTTT